AAGTATATCTTAATTCAATACTAACTACCACGCCCAAATCCAATGGCTGTATATTTGAAATTTCTATTAACATTACTACCACCGTTCTTAATATCTATATCAAAACCAGTTCCAGAAATGTTTGACAAGAAAAATTCATCTCCAGCACTCATATTTTCTATAGTAATTCCTATTGTTGGTAAAGCAGAACCAGCAGCAATGCTAGTTCCACTTTGTCCAGTAAAGAAAGAATTAGTAAAAGTCACAGATTTAGTTGAAGTTGTGGAAGCTATAGCAGTATTTACAGTTTCAACTCTTCTATCAAGTTCTGCTGTATAACCTAACTGATCTATTTCAATACTTTGCGCTGGATCGTCTGAATCCATTTCACATCTAAACTTAAATCCCCTTGCAATAAATGTTCCATTTGCAAATGTATTAAATTTAGAAAATTCTGAACTAATAGTTACGTTTCCACTTGTGGTCTGACTAGATGCTGCTGTAACTGTAAAAGTATTTGTAGTTTTAGTTTGTATTTCATAGTTTCCACTAACTCCACTTCCAGAACTAAATGTAAGAACTACAAAACCACCTACTGAAAATCCATGACTACTCTTAGTTACAGTTATAGTCGTTCCAGATTGAGCATACGTTCCAGTAACAGTTGCATCTGGATCAGAGTCAGTAGTAGCGACTAAAAGTTTTGCATTGACATCAAAAGCGGTAGCACCATCAAAATCTGTCCAAGTATCAATATTTCCTGATCTTTTATCGATCAAATCATTAGGATAAAAACCCTGTGTAACAAAATGACGTTTTAATCTTAATGGTTGTTTGCCTCCTAAATCCAAAGTGTTTGCAAATTCATAAGATCCACCAGTAATATCAACAGCACCTAAAAAGTCAAAGTCTGCAATAGAATCAAAATCTGCTTCGGAGTCAAGTGTTACTAAAGAACCAAGAACAAGACCATTAACATCATCAGAAAAGAAACAATCAACTTTATCTCCAGCGAAAGGAGGAGAGTCAAGATCTTCTCGGTCAACAAGAACAGCTAGTTTTGGTTGTGGATCAGGAGTTGTTACAACAACAGAAGTTTCTCCAGCACTTAGTCTCCCACCATCATCTCTAAATTTAAGAATATACTCCCCATCAACTGCTGGTACTAATGTCTCAGATACGTTTCCTGGCAGAGCAGGGATAATATCAACAGAATTAGTAAATGTTCCCGTTCCATCTGTTAGGTTACTATGCCGAACAACTACGTTTCCACCATGCGTGACATCAATATCTGTAGCTTTATCAAAACGTAATCTTATGAATTGATCTGAAACTGGTTCAACTAATAATCCTGTAACATCCTGTGGTAAAGCAGTTTTACCAAGTGCTTCAAACTGAATAGATGTAGATGTGGCTGATAGTTGATCTAATACGTTATAAGAAAATACTTGAATATCATAAGTACCTTTTCTACTGTTCATTATTTCAAAATCAGGTCTTGATACCTTTTCACTTATAAAGTTGTCATTACC